AATAGTTGGGAGTTTTCTTTAACGGATGGCGGCAACGTCAGAGCCAACGCTTTAGTCATAGATCAGACTGGCTATGTCGGCATTGGGACTGCTTCGCCGATTTCCTTGCTTGATGTGTTTTTCACAAGTGGTCGGAGGTTCCTTGCCAACTATGACGATTCATTAATCACCCTCAAGGGGAGCAATAATAGTGGCAACCCAGAAAATTTACGGCTAGTTGCAGACGACATAATATTTAACACAGGCACTTCTGGGTCGGGAAGTGAAAGAATGAGGATTACAGATGCTGGCAAAGTCGGCATAGGGACTACTAGCCCCGGTAGAAAACTTACAGTTGTAGGCGGTTCTGGGGATAATTTACCAGTAAGAATTATAGGTGGAGCTTCTACAACGAAGTCTGGCCTTGAATTTCAAGACCCAACTACCACAGCAGATTATAAAGTCACATTAGGTTCTATTGGTGACAATATGTTCCTACAGGCTGGTGGAGGAGAAAGGGTTCGTATTAAATCTGACGGCAAAGTCGGCATCGGAACAACCAGCCCCGGTGGAACCTTCCACACCGTTGCGCTGCCGGGAACCACGGGGTTAATGACAGTCGGGGCCACGGGCAACAACATAGCGCAGTTCTATAAAAGCGATGGTTCAACAACGGCAATGGTGCTTGATTCTGACGGCTATGTCGGCATTGGGACTACTGCGCCAGACCAACCCCTTCATGTAAATGGGGCCGCTAGGATTACTGGTAATCTTTACACCTTTGACACAGGTACAGCCAACTGGTTAAGTTATAGGGAGTGGAGAGTAAATTCTTCTTATTCTGCCAGCATTAGGCAGGATGGTACTGGTGGGATCACATTGGAGGATGGAGGCTCTCCAGTATTGTTTGCAGGAACAGACAGTACCTATGGGGGTCGTGTCGGCATAGGGACTACTGAGCCATCATCATTGCTTCATACCTATAAAGCTGGAGGGAACGCAATTGTTAGAATAGAGCAGACAGGTAACGGCAATTCTAGCGGAATAGATTTTGTTCGGGAACGATATGACAGCACGGGAAAATACGCTGGTGCTATATTTGTAGACTCCAATACTTCAAACGCTCAAGCACCGCTATACATTCAGTCACAAACAACAAACGCCAATGTCGGTGTCACGGGGGCATTAACCGAGAACAACGGCGTTAGAGTCATTGTGGCAGGCGGAATGGGAACTGCTTCGGGGCTGCGGGTAGAAACTGGCGCATCTGAAAAATTTAGAATTCAAGCAGACGGCAATGTCGGCATTGGGACAGATTCGCCAAACCACCTGTTGGATGTTGAAAAGTCAGGTGCTTCAATGCGGCTGTATAACACAAGCACTAATGCGTCTCAAAGCACCCATCTTTTCTTAAAAGGAGGATCAACTACTGCTCTAAATGTTATAAATTTTGGAGATTCAGCAGACGATGACGCTGGAAGAATCGTGTACCGACACAATGGAGATTCGCTTGCTTTTGAGGTTGGAACTTCTGAAGCGGTAAGGATCATGTCTGACGGCAATGTTGGCATAGGAACGACAGACCCCGGTTCACATAAGTTGTATGTCAACGGGACTACCCTACTTAAAAATGCGGTTGAGTGTGATGACACTTTGTCGGTGGGTTCCACACTTTCGGGAACCGCAGCAACCTTCACGGGCAATACTTATATTGCTGGGAGCATGGGGGTAGGCTCGGTTGTTGATACGGATTACAAAATAAAAACGGGGGGCCATGTTAATGTCGTTGGGAATATTTATTGCTGGTCAGTAACAGAGTCTTCGGACTACCGCTTGAAGGACAATCTAACACCGTGGGACACATCGAATGCCGCTAATCTCGTACAATCGCTTCCTGTTTATTCGTATCGCTGGAACAACAAGTGCGAGGCTCGCCGCCATTCAGCACAAACACAAGACCGGGTAGGCTTTCTTGCCCATGAGTGTGATGAAAAGATTCAGCTAAACGATTTAGTTACTGGCGAAAAAGATGGGGAGAAATACCAAGGAGTAGCCCACTCGCAAATGGTTCCAATTTTATGGGGAGCGTTGCAAGACGCACTCAAGCGTATAGAGCAGTTGGAGGGAACCGGATGACAAACATCGTTCAACAACTTGTAGGTCAGGAAGCGATGGAGGGAGTGGCGAAGAATTTAATGGGTGAGTATGGCTGGTTATTCATATGTGCGTTTCTGGCGCTCATGGGGAAGGATTTGTTGATGAATTTTGTGCAGGGGATGATGGTTTTCTGGAGTTCGTCGTGGAGGAATGATGAAATCCTGTTCCTCCACGGGCGTCAGGCGCGGGTGATTCGTAAAGGTTGTTTGAACACCACATTCCAGATGGCGGACAGGGGAACCGCGCTGATAATCCCGAACAGTCAGTTAAAGCACCTGACTGTCGAGCGCCGCCTGCCCAACGGTTGTGAGCCGGATTATCTACCAAAGGGCAGCGAGCAGATGGGGCCAATGGAGGTGTCGATAGTGGACAAGCCGAAAGCCAAACCGGCAGCGAGGGGGCGGAGGAAGTGAATGGAGACTACGATCCAGACGCCATGTTTCCGAGGAGGGAGAAGAAAACTTTTATGAAAAGGATAAAGGAGAAGATCAAGCGGTGGCTGACGATCATTGGGTTGTCGGTGTTTGTTGTTTTGTGCGGGGCAGGATGCAAGTCGCTCCCCGGTACGCTGGAGGTGGATACCCCATTCTTCGACATAGAATACATTGGAACTGATAAGGAATAATAGATATGGCTAATACTTACAAATGCGTTCGTTTAGAACCTCAATGCCATTGTGACGGACACGCCGAGGCTGGCAAGGTTTGTCATGTGGTCATCGGCCTTACCGCAGAGGATGGTAAGGGTAATTCGGCATACATTGACGGCACATACCACTACCCGGAGGGTAAATGTCCAGCCGTGTCCACATTCAAGTCCAATGCGAACAAGCTCGTTAGCCAATTCGTGGCCGACCAAGGTTGGGTTGCTTCTTTGGACAGCCAGATTGAGGCTATGAAGCAGCGCCCGGTTGCGCCTGCCGACTTTGAGGCTCCAGAGGTCACGGTGGATACAAGCGTTAAGGCCGCCGAGGGCAGTCCGGCGAATCCGAAGAAGGAGGAGAGTGAATAGCCCCATTGTCACGGCTGCGGAATGGGAGGGACATGATGACTTTCATCGTGTTCTCGGTTGGCATCTTCAGCATGGCTATGTGTGGAGCGGTTCTGATTGCTTCATTATGGGTCGTCCTGTCCCTCGCGAATGTCTGGCGCAGGCTGACGAGTTTCTGGCGTGGGACAAGGATGTTTGTGATGTGTGGTTTGTCTGGTTGGGGGCTGGCCAGCGCGCTCTCCAGAGGTTTCTGGAGGTAGCGCCGTTCAAGCTGCCGTATGTGGCTTGGCATCGGAACAAGGCGAACAAGGAGAAGTTGAAGGTCTGGACATGGGAACAGTACGACAGGGTAACAAAACGATTTAGGAGACAATATTATGGGAACAACAGTTAAAGCGCCGCCTCCCCGTGATTACGGGAAAGAGGTATCTGGAAATTTAGGTGCGCAGATTCGGCTTGCCGAGGACTTGTTTAAGTCAGAGGCAGAATTTCAGCCGCAGTACGCGCAACTGGAGATGGACATCGCGCGGCAGATGACGCCGCAGATGCTTGACCTGTACCAGACCACGATCGACCCGGCGCTGCGCCAGATGCAGTCGGCGCAACGCGAGGGCGACATCCGAGACATCGAGCAGCTTGGGCCGCGCGCTATGGCTGCGCTGGATCAAATGGATCCACGGAAGGCCGAGCTAATGCAGACCATGATGATGAAGGCGAAGGAGGGGGTTGATGCGGATGGCCGGTTGACCGGCATAGAGCGCCGACAGTTCTCGCAGGATGTAGCAGGGGGCCGCGCGGCGGCAGGCTTTGGCCACGGCCCTGCGGATATATTCTACGAAGCCGCAGAGCTTCAGCGTGGTCGTGAGCGCCGTCGAGGCACAGAGAGGGCAAATGCGTATCAGGCTTTGGCCATGCGGCAGGCTACCACCGCCGATCCGTTCATGGCGATTCTGGGTCGGCCCTCGCAGAACGCGATGCAGTCGCAGGCGATCATGGGTCAGGCGCAGGGCATGGGGCCGGGGCAACTGTTCAACCCAGAGAGTGGCTATGCCGGTGCGATCCACGGTGGCAACTATCAGGGAATCTTGGCGGCGCGCACGGCGACCGCAGCCAACAAGGGCGCGATGTGGGGCGCAGGCATCAGCGCGCTTGGGTCATTTGGCGGGGCTGGCTTTGGTAAGGGCGGTAGATGGAGCTAAACATCATGGCGGATAAGGAATACAAACTGGACTTGGGCGGGATGGTGGCTGAATACAATGAGGCCATCACCAGCACCCTGACCGATCGGCGCGACGAGAACCGGCGCGAGCGTTTCAACGAGTGGGCCGGGCAGAGTGGCGACGGCAAGAAGTGGAAGAAGAACACCGGGGCCAATGTGGTTCCGTTTGACGGCGCGAGTGACAGCCGGGTTCCGCTGGTGGATTCCTATGTGCAGGAGGATGTCGATATGCTGATGACGAGCCTGCGGCAGATGAAGGTGACGGCGCTGCCGACCGAGAGTGGCGACGCCAAGAAGGCGTTTCTGGCGAGCAACCTCCTGCGATGGATGGTGGACAACCAGATGGACGAGTTCTTTCACGAAGCCGAGCTTGCGGCCAATTACTACTGCGAGAACGGCGTGGCGGTGATGAGTGTGTTGTGGCAGCGGGAACAGCTCAACGGCTACCGCCAGATCGACATGGAGACGATCGCCCAATGGGCGCAGCAGCAGCGGCCCGACTCGATGGAGGCGCGCCTGCCGGAGCTGATCCTCAACCCGGTGACGGAGGATGATGCGATCGGTCTCTCCAAGGGGCTGCTGGGCGTTGAGCTGTCCAATTCGGAGGCCAAGCGGATGGTCAAGGACTTGAGGGAGACAGGCGCGGCCACCTACACCGCGCCGGAGGTGGTGAAGAACCGGCCCCAGTTGACGGCGCTGCGTGTTGGGGAGGATTTCTTCTTCCCGAACGACACGACGGATTTGCAGCAGGCCCGTCGGCTGTTCTGGCGTCAGTACATGACGGCGGAGCAACTCAAGGACGCCAAGGGAAATCGTGGCTGGGATGAGGGGTGGATCAAGGAGGTGCTGGAGCGCGGCAAGGGGTTGAGCGGCGGGGCCGAGTTCGCGAGCGAGGTCAAGCTGCGCGGGGAGCGCCCCGGTCTGGTTGATCTGGACACGCGCAAGCTCTACGAGATTGTCCATGCCTTTGAACGGCGCTGCGATGAGAACGGTGTGCCGGGCATCTATTACATCGTGTTCTGCCCCCAGTTGACGAGCAACGACCGGGGCGACGAGATCGTGGGCCGTGAGGAGCTGCTCAACTACGCGCATGGCCAGTACCCGTTTGTGGCGCTGCGCCGGGAGCATTTAAGCCGCAGGCTCGATGACACCCGTGGATACGGCGAGGTGGCTTCCGTGTGGCAGAAGCAGATCAAGACCGAATGGGACGGGCGCGTGGATCGGGCTTATCTGGCCACGATGCCGCCCCTGATGCACCCGGTGGGCCGCGCGCCGAGCAAGTGGGGGCCGGGCGTGATGATCCCCCGCATGAGGCCGGACGACTACGAGTATGCTGACGCGCCCAAGATCGACAGCGGCAGCAAGGAGGTGGAGCTGAACATCCGCGAGATGGCAGACCGCTATTTTGGTCGGCCCGTCGGCAAGGAGAACCAGTTTTACGCGCGCATGAGGCAGCAGAACATGGTGGGCAAATGGCTGGGTTACTGGGGGGACGCCCTTGGGATGTGTTTCCAGCTCTGCCAGCAGTTCATGGCGGATGAAATGTATTTCCGCGTGGTGGGAAGCCGTCAGGCCGAGCCGCTGCAAGTGGGCCGGGACGAGATACAGGGCGAGTTTGATGTGGCGGTGAGCTACAATGTGGCGAACCTCGACATGGAGCTGGTGAAGCAGAAGCTGGAGCTGCTGAAGGTGGCGGTCGAGTTTGATGTCAACGCGGTGGTGGATCGCACGGCGGCGATGGAGGTCTTGTTTGAGTTCATCGACCCGCAGCTTGGCGAACGCCTGCTCCGACCGCAGGAGGCGGCGAGCTTGCAGGAGATCGAGGAGGAGCGCACCGCCTTTGCTCAAATCGCCGCCGGGGCGGATGTGGACATCAAGCCGGGACAGGCGCACGGGTTAAGGCTGGAGGAGATGCAGAAGCTGGCCAGCAGCGCCACGGCGCAGAGGCTCATGTCGCAAGACCCGGCGTTCCAAGAGAATGTCATCAAGCGCATGAAGCAGCATGAGCATCAACTGGTGCAGGCACAGAACGCACAGATTGGAAGATTAGGGGCATAGATATGGCAAAGTATAATTATTGGCAGGGGAGCGCAGGCCCGGTGGGGCCACCGCCCGGTTTCATGGAGACGGCAACGATGGGGGCGCGCGCGATCGCCAAGGGAATGGAGAGCGCGAGCAAGAGCATTGCAGACGCCATCAAGGAGAAGGACGAGGAGGAGAAGGCACTCAACAAGCTGGCCAAGGCGGGTGACACGGCGATGAAAGCTATGGATGCCTACGCCAAGTCAACCGGCCAGCCTGTCTCTGTCTACGGCGAGATGGGTGAGGCAGGCTACTTGAGCAAGTCTGCGGAGGAACGAATATCCCTTTATGAAGGTGCGAAAGAGGGGCAGGAGATGATTGGCAAGATGTTGAGCAACCGCGCCTCCAAGTTGCAGGGAGATGTTTACAAGGATCAGATGGAGGAGGGCGATGCGACGGCCAAAGCGGTCAGGGACGCCCTGCACTTGATGTCGAGGCCGACACCACCCATGCCGCCCTTGCCGCAGGGCTTTGGGGATGCGGCCACTCCGGCGCAGCAAGCCGGGGCATTGCCGCCTCCACCGGGAACTTTCATGGAGCGCCGCGCTGCGGCTGCGAAGCAGGCGCTGGACAGGAATCCCGGCGCGGACATAGCAGGGATGTCACAGGCGCTGGACAGGTTGCTGCCGGAGCCGGATGTAAAGGGAACGGCGATACCGGGTTCGGTTCACGAAGTGGAAGGTATGCCAAATTATATGTGGGGAATAACAAGCGCCACCGGGTCGGGTAGTTTTATCCCAAAGCCGGGAGCTGACTCGGCAGGCGACATCGAGGTGAAGGACATCAATGTGCCGGATTCAGATAAGCCGTTCAAGGTGGTGACTCAAGGCGGGGAGATTGATTCCGGCGCGACTGCCACCTTGCACAGAGGCTCCGCGCAGGATGATCCGTTTAAGGGTCTGTCCTCGCAGAATCAGTCGTATGCCGCAGGCCAAGCCAGACAGTATTGGAAGTTAATGAGGGAGAAGCAGCTTCTTGAGCAGGACATGAGGGATCATGGGCGCACGGCAGAAGACGATGTTTATGCAACGGACGGCAGCATCGGTCGTGACCCGTCCTATCAAGAGGAGTTTGATGAGATTGATAACAGGCTCACCCGTATTCGCGAAGCCTTGCAGAGTTTTCGGCTTCGTATAGATGACTTCGATCAGAGAGGCAACTACACGCATCGACCGGGGGGGATTAGCTTTGATGCGTTCCAGAGTGACACCCGATAATGCCCAACAAGGTACTAGATTGGGTTCGTGAGAAAGACCCGCGCTTCAAGGATGTGCCGGATGAAAAGCTGGCCCCGTGGTTGGCCGAGAAAGACCCCGGTTTCCTCAAGAACGAGGAGTTCAAGGCGTATGTCGAGGGGTTAAGCAAACCCACGACGCGCGGCCCCGGCCTCTCTGACCTTCTTCAAGGAAGCAAGGACAAGATGGTTCCCTTGTTTGGCCGGATCGGCAGTCCCAAAGGCGGCGCGAAGAAGCAGGGTTTCTTTGAAAAGTACGAGACGGAAGATCGCCTGTTTCGGGGGTCTGATGAGAGAAAGAAGCGCCATTCGGAGTACAAGCGCACGGCGGAAATGGCCGAGCAGTTCCGGCTCAAGTACGAGGCGGATCGAGAGTTGATCCACAACAGCGCCACGCACAGGACGGAAGCGGAACGGGCGCAGGCGCTGGCCCAGTTGGACGCGGATCACGCCGCGAACATGGGCGGTCTGGGGTTGAAGATGGTGGAGGATGTTGGGCTTGAACCTTACCAGAGACTTGTGGGCGAGCCTGTTCACATGGGCGGCAAGTTCGCCTCGGCGGCGGTGGCAGACTTGTTGACCTTGGGGTTTGGTGACGAGGGCCAGAAGGCCAACAATATAAGCACCTTTGTGCGTGACAAACACGCTCCCCTTCCATTCTGGGAGGATGTGGAGAAGAAACCGTGGGCCTCGCGCTGGGCGCAAAAGGGAACGGTGATGGCGGGAGAGTTTGCTGTCCTGATCGGTGCGATGGCGGCTGGAGGCAGAAGTACATTGAAGGCAAAAGGGGTAGACCCCAGCCGCCCCGTGCTCCGCGATCCCTCTGGCAGAGGCAGGCTCCCAGCCGCAACTCGTCAGCGCGTGGAGTCTGCCCAGAGATGGGCGACCGGCGCGGAGCAAGGCATTGCCGTCGGGGCCATCGGTTTCAACGAAGATGGCAGCATCAACCCGCTGGGTATGGCGATGGTGGCCGGAATCCCGGTGGTGGACAAACTCGGCAGGACATTCGGCAGCAATGTGGTGATGAAGAAGCTGCGCCAAGCCGGGATCAAGGTGGAGCAGTTGGAGCCGGGTAAATTTGTGGCCAAGGCGCGCGGTCTGTTACCCAAGATGTCTCCTGAAAAAATGAATGTCAACTTGGAGCGTCTGGCCAAGACGGCTGAATTTGTGAGTGGTCAGGGGGCTACGACGGCCTATCTGCTGGCGTTGCAAACGCCGGGAGTGATGGAGGCCGAGGATGTCGGGGCCGCTGCGGAGAATGCAATCATTGGCGCGGCCTTGATGAGTGCGTTGGGTATCCCTCGCTTGTCCCGCGAGGGAAGCATTACCAGAGATCGGATGGCCAAGGAGGGTTATCCCATCAACTGGGAGCTTGTAGATCATGTATCGGGGCGCACCGCCAAGACAAAGCCAGCCGAGCCAAAGCCAGCCGAGCCAGCGCCGGGTGAAACTTTGCCCCCGGTCGAGATTCCGCTACCGGCGGAGCCAAAGCCGAGGGATGTGGAAGTGCCGAAACCGCCTCCACCAAAAGCGCCGGAACCGAAGCCGGAACCGCCAGCAGAACCGAAGCCGGAGCCGCCAGCAGAACCACCACCTGGGCGGGAGATTGAACCGGCTCCGGCAGTAGATAAGCCTCAACCTGTTTCAGATCAGATTACTTGGAGGGTTCGCGACCTTGCTGATCCAAAGACTGACAATCAAACTCTCAACAAACTGGAGGATGAGATCACCGAGCTTGTGGGGGGTGATCCTAACATTATGGCTCATGTTTTAGACATGGCTGATGTCCGAGCGACATTGGACGCGGCGTTTGAAAGATCGCGAAATGCGGATGTGGATGACCCGAACTATGACGCGCTGGCTGCGGAGACTCAATTACACTACGATAAACAGAAAGAGATGGAGCAGCAGTTGAGGGAGATGCTGGGCGAAGTCGAGCCGCCAGCGGAGGGTGAGCCTCCCTCAACCGGCGACACATTCCTGCCTGTCAGCAATCCCAATGTTCACAAGGGCAAGGCTTCCTTTGTGATGGGGGCCAAGGAAAGCCGTCAGGATTCGGTATATGCTTGGGTTCCCAAGTCGGAGATTCAGTCGAGCCATGTGGGGGATGGGTTCGCGAAGAACGAGCTTTACAATCCTCTGCGAAACACCAGAGATTACTCCGAGCTGCCGTCCGAGAAGGAGAAGGTCATTCGGATGGCACAGAATTGGGAACCTTATTCGTACACCACAATGGGGCCAAGCGCCGGGGATGGCCCGGTGATGATAAGTCAGGGTACGGATGGGGTGTTCCGCGTATTAGGTGGCAACGGGAGATTCCAGAGCATCCAGCGGCTTGACGCCGACCAGCTCGCCAAGTTCGGGCAAGTCCAGAACGAGATGGCGGAGCACTTTGGATTATCTGCGCGGCCTACTGATGACCATCTGCTTGTACGACTGCTGCCTTCCCACGATCTGGCGACGCCGGAGTCGATTGAAAATGCTAATTCAGTTGTCGATCTGCTTAACCCGTCGGAGGGGTTGGTCGAGCAGACAAGTGTCATGGCTGTTAACGACGCTGGGCAAGTCCCTCCTGATGCCTTGGCGAATCTTGCTACCAAGGAAACGCTGAAGGAGCAGCAGTCGTGGTTCACAAAGCAGATCGGGGAACACGGGATTGATTTCAACACGCGCCGCGCGATCGTGGAGGATGCGGGGCGCTTTGAGGGATACCTCAAGCATCTGCTGGCGCAGGGCGCGTTCCAAAACCCGGCACTTACCAAGTCTTACAATAACCCTGACATCCCGGCGGTCTACCGGGAGGGCTTGATCCGAGGGGCCATTGCCCCGGTGCTGAAGCTGCGCGCCAAGGGGGAGACGGCGCTGGCGGATGCCATCTCCGAGATGGTCAACGGCCTTATTGATTTGCACAAGGGGGCCAAGGGCCGGGATTCCGTTGCCAAGGTCTTCGATCAATTCTCTGAGCAGGGGCAGATTAACGAGACGCAGGAGATCAAGGTGGCGCGCGGCATGGCGGCGGCGCTGGCGCAGAACATTCAATACACCAAGGCGGGGCGTGTGAGCATGACGGACACCGCCGCTGAATTTTCGGGTTTCTTTGATGATGTGTATCGGCACATCGCCAATCATGATCCCAATGCAATTGATATGTTTCAAGAGCAGAGCGTACTGGAGATTATCAGGGGCTTTGTTAATTCCCGCCTTGGGCCGGATTGGATGCTGGAGGATGCCAACACGGGCCGCTACAAGGTGCAGCCCAACCCGCTTGTCGTGCGCTGGAAGAAACTAAAGAAGAAGGAGCTGCGGGGCATCAATCTGACCCAGAAGGAGATCGAGGAGATGCGCTCGATCGAGGAGGAGCTGGGGCAGGAGTTCTTCAGCTTCGACAATGAGCAGTTGCTGGCCGAGTCCAAGCGCACGCTGGAGGCGGAGAGGAAGGCGGAGGCCAAGCTCAAGGATTCACTCAAGAAGGATGACTCGAAAGAGATTGCATCCGACATGACAACCCAGCAGGATATGTTCTCCGACGGGCCGGGGTTTACCCTGTTCGATGGAGATAACCCAGTCAAGGTGGACAGTCTGGACGAGTTTCCCGACTTCTTCCCCGGCTTTGAAAATGTAGAGAACAATGCAAAACTCTCAAGAGAACCCAAGCCCAAGCCAACCGAAAAGGTCGTCCGTAGTGATCGACAGCTTCAGCTTGGCGGGCTTTTTGACGCACCCGGAAAGAAGCGGCGGTCTGGAAAGCCCCCTTCTCGACCTCCCAAGCAAATCGTCAAGGCGAGAAGGAACCTCGCCCCCAGCCGGGCCAACAAGCCCGACCACACCGCCAAGCTGATCCCGGCGCAGGCTAAAATCCTGCGACCCCACCAGATTGAGGAGGTCAACCGGGCGCTGGATGCGCTGACGAGTGGCCGGGACTTTGCGATCTTCAGCGGCACAGGCGCTGGCAAGACGATGGTGGAAATCTCCATCGCGGCGGCTGCGATTGCCAAGGCCAAGGAAATCCAGCGTTCGGTGGCTCCAATGGGCGAGGTGGCCCCTGTCGAGAGCGCCCTTCCCCTGCCCCCCATCAAGCCGGTTCTGATTGTCACCGAGAGTGACGGCATCATCAACGATGCCTTTGCGCGTGACTCCGCAATGTTGGGGGTGGAGCTGTGGCGCTACCGGGGCGGAGAGATCAGGCCGGAACATGAAATCATGGTGGCCACCTATACCGATGTGGCGCGTGGCGTGGTCAAGCCGGAGGGCTGGCAGACGGTGATCTTTGACGAGGCCCACAATCTCCGCAATCAAGGCTCCTCAATTCAGGCTCACCGGGGCCGCAAGCTGGCCGAGTCGGCGGATCATGCCGTGTTTGCCACGGCGACCCCCTTGGACAAAGCGCATGGCATTTTTTATCTCAACTCGGTTTTGGTCAACCGCCAAGGCAAGCGGATGTCGCCGGAGCAGGCTCTGTTGGATGTGGGCCTTGTGAAAGAGGTGGTGGATGTGGGAGGCGAGCCTCGCGTTCAATTTATCCCCTATGTTGATCCTGTCACGAAGCTGGAGGTTACGATGGATCAGATCGAGCGCAATATCGAGCGGATGTTTGACAACATGACGCGCGCCGGTCTGGCGATAAAGCATGAGGTTCCGCTCGACAACATTGACATCAATTTCCGGCGCGTTCAGCTCACCGATGAACAAGTCCAGACTGTAGAAAAGGTCATGTCCTTGGCGCAGGAGGAATATACGAGCCAAGGACAGCCATTTGGCGCTGTCCAGCGTCTTGTGATGATGGCCGGGCGTAATGCGCTTGAGAGCATGAAGGCGGTTCATGCGATGAAGCTGACCAAGGCGGCGGTGGCAGAGGGGCGTCAGGTGGTGGTGTTCGCCCAGCGCGTTGAGCAGGGCAAATGGGGCTTGGATGACGGGCTGAATGCGATCTTCCAGAAACTCAACAAGGATATGCCGGGCGAGGTGGGCAGGCTATTTGGTTCTGCGGCAAGCGAATCGGCGCGGCAAGCCAAGCAGGAGACGATCGAGAAATTTCAGGACGGCACTCACAAGGTGGTGCTGGCCACGCCGGAGACGGGCGGCACGGGCGTTAGTCTGGATGATCTCTATGGGGACGCGCCCCGCTCGATGATTGTCATCACGCCGCCGTTTAGCGCTCTGGAGTTTGTGCAGATGGCCGGGCGGGTCAACCGCCTGACGACTGCCAGCCGGGCGGAGATGCAAATCCTCGATTCGGGCCTAAAAGTGGATCGATGGAACAGCGGCATCATCTTGGCCAAGCTGCGGCTTCTGGGTGCGTCGGTTAAGGGTGATATTTCAGAGACGCCCATCGGGTATGTCGCCCCCTCGGCGGCTCCCCGGTACAAGTCGGAGCCACAGGTGAATTTTGAGGCGCTGGAGGCGGCGGTTGGTGTTGGGAACAACCCGGTCGTGAAGGAGCCAGCGCCGCTGGACAGGGCCGCGCCATCCCCGCAGCGGGTGATCGCCCGTAAAGTGCGCGAGGACATCAGCACACCGCGCGGGTTGGAGATTGCCGGGCGACGGATCGACGGCATCAACCATGCGTCGGAGGTGTTCCAAGTGTTCCGAAACGCCTCAATCGAAACCTACCGCTGGGTGCTTATGAGGCAGGGCAAGGTGGTGGCCGTGCATAGTGTCACCAGCCGGATGCCGACCAGCGTGGCGGCGCTGCCGCCCGGCCCTGCCTCCCTTGAGGCGCTCATCAACTCATTCAAGGCCCACGGCGCGGACGGGTTTTACATGGTGCATAATCATCCATCCGGCGATCCCAAGCCGAGCGCCAAGGACATGGAGACAACCCGCGCTCTGGTGGAGAATCCGTTCCTTAAACCGCTTTTTCTTGGCGCGGTGACAATCGATCACCGCAAGGCGGCGCTCATGGATGCGTCGGGCAAGTGGGATGGCAAGATTATCGAGACGGCAGGGCCGGAGGTAGATCCACTTTTGGGGCCGGAGATTGCCCGGCCTATCGGGCCGGATGTGGTGAAGGATGTGGCTGCGGTGGGCCAGAACATCATGCACGGTGAAGGTCATGTGTCGCTCATGTACACGACCACCACCGGCCATGTGCGGACGCTCTCCGAGCTGAACCTCTCCACGCCGATCGACGAGCTGGTGGCCTCGATCCGCCGGGAGGCGCAGCAGGCGGGAGCCGCCTCCGGCCTCGCCTATTTCAAGGGGTCGCTCTCGCCGGAAAAGGCCAATGTACTGGACACACTCATCGAGGCGGGCGTGCTGGCCGATGTCATTACCGGCGGCGCAACCCCAACCAGCAGGCGTGCAACCTTGGGCCTGCCTCAAAGCGACTCTTGGTTCGGGCGGGAGCGCGGACAGGCTGGCTTGATGGTGGAAGACAGGCCGATTCGCCCGAAGATCACCTTCTCTGCTGCCCCGGTCAAGAAGGGCGAAGCGCCGGAGGTTGTGCAGATGGAGCTGGGCGGTCTGGATCATATCAACCCAGTAATGCTGCCGGAGCTGGTGGCGTTGGCCAAGGAGCTGCTGGGTGAGCTGCCCAAGCTGCGGAAGCTGCGCGGTGGTACAGCTGGATTTTTCAGGTACGGGCCGGGCGGGATTGAAATCCATCTGGATCGCTCGATCTTCCTCGATCCGATCACCGCCGCCAAGGTGCTGGCCCATGAGATTGGCCACTTGATCGACTACCTCCCCGATCAACACTTGAAGCGGGGTAACATTCTGGGGCGGCTGGCATCCCTGACGGAGTTCCTGAAGAAGACTTTCCCTATCACGCCCGGCGGCAAGGGCTTGGACAAGGGCGACCGCGCCGCGTTGCGGAGGCAGGCCGAGCGTGAGTACAGCCCACGGCCCTCCACCGATCCAGCAGGGATGGAGCGCTGGCGGGAGCAAGTTAGCAAGCGATACTCGGAGCTGGTGGAGGAGGCCATCCAGAAGCGTGGCTTGGCCGAGGCGGATGTGATCGCGGGTGAGCTGATCGCCCTGTCCGAGTTCTGGCATCCGTTCAACCGGGAGGAGGTTTCTCCGCATTACATCAAGTACCGGGAGTCGAGCAAGGAGCTGTATGCCGATGCCCTGTCGGTCATGCTTAATTCGCCGGGGCTTTTGCAGGAACACTCGCCGCACTTCTACAAGATGTTCTGGAATTACATCGACGCCAAGCCGGAGGTGAAGAAGGCGTTCTTTGGATTGCAGGAGTTCCTTAACAACGGCCAGTTCAGCGTGTCGAAGGCGCACAGCGCCCAGTTATCGGAGATGTTTGAGAAGGGTGAGGCAATCCTCAAGCGCAAGCTGGAGGAGGCCGAGCTGCGCCGACGGAGCTGGAAGGGGTACTGGCTCGATGTCATGCAGGCGCTCGATGATGCCCGTTATCCCGCCGTTCAGAAGGTGAAGGAGGCGATCCGTAAGGGAACCGACATCCCGGCGGGTCGTGACCCGCGCAATTTCTTTGAGCAGGAATCTCTGGTGGACAACCGTAACCGCCGGATGATGAAGATGATCCACCGCAAGGTCATCAATGAGCTGGACGAGTTCGGGATCGACACCAAGTTGTTCGGGCAATACCTGACGCTCCAGCGGATCGTGAACGAGCGCTCTGGGCTGGCCAACCCGATGGGTCTGGAGCCGGTCAGCGCCCAGCGTGGGCTTCGCAATATGCGCCTGCTGATGGGCTTTGACCGTATGACCATCATGGAGCGTGCCTCCAAGGCACTTCATGACATCAACATCGAGGTCGTGAGGGAGGCGGTGAGGGTTGGGGCATACAATCAGCGCACCTTCGTGGAGAAGATTCTGCCCAACAAGGATTTCTACGCGACATTCGCGGTTCTGGACTATCTGGAGCCTTACATCCCGGCGTCTGTAAAGGAGCAGATGGGTACTCTGCGCGACATTGCCAACCCGATGACGGCGACGGTGCTGAAGCTCGTCTCCATCAATCACCTGATCGCCATCCAGAAGTCCAAAAACTCCTTCATTGACCTGATGAAGAAGCATTTCCCAACCGAGATCACGCTGGTTCCGACGAGGGTCAACAAGGAGGGGCAGGTCGTTGTCACCAAGCGCCCCCCGCCGGGCTTTGGTCACTTGATGGTGCTGGATAACGGGCGACCCAAGTTCTATGAGGTGGAGGAGCATATCGCCGCCTCGTTTGAGAATGATCCGCCGGGCGTACTTGAGAAGACGATCCGGCCACTTGATGCCATCTTTCGCACCGGCTTTTACCCGTTCTGGATCACCTACAATATCGCGTTCCAAGCTGCCAACCTGAAGCGGGACTTCTCCCGCACGCGCCGCAACCTCAATGTCGGCTCGATCAAGCTGGGCAAGGCATACGCGCAGGCGCTGGCCCCCGCCCTCCGCCGGTCGTTGGGCAGGGATGATCCGCTGGTGACTCGGCTCATGGAGAATTATGCCATCTCCGGCGTTGAATTGTCTGCGATCTCGACGATGCACTCCGGCGACTACGGTCACGGATACTTTGAGGATATGCTGGCGCGCTATAATTTACTCCCCAAGGACGCGGATCACCGGCAGATCATTCGCCTATTTAAGAAGATCACCTCGCCGTTGGAGTTCTCTGGGCAAGTCCTAGAATCCCTGCCGAAGCTCGCCAGCGGCGTGGTCTTCAAAGAGCGTGGCGTGTCGCCCAAGGATTATGCGATGGAAATCCGCAATTTCGTCGGCACACCGAATGTCTACAAGAAAGGCAAGGCTATCAAGGTGGTCAAGGGTATTGTGCCGTTCTGGAATGTCTTTCTGAAGGGCTGGAAGTCCGACTACGAGAAGGCGACCGATCCCAAGACGAGATCGGGTTGGTGGAAGCGCTGGGCGGCATGGGATGGCCTCTGGGCCATGATGATGGGCGCGGGTTCCGCCGGTCTTTTGGGCGTCATGCTCAAGGAGCTGTTTGACGGTGTCTCTGATTACGACATGGCCAATTACAACATCCTGCCAATCGGCATCGTGCCGGATGAGACTAGTGACTATGGGAAGAAGGTGGCTTACATCCGAATCCCGAAGGATGAGACTTCCCGGTTGATCTCCGGCTTGACCTACATCATGACGCGCGGCGCTGCCGAGGCTTGGGAGAAAGGCGAACCGCTGGAGTCGATGACCTCGGCGGCGAGCGGGCTTGAGTTTGGTGGCGACCAAGTACCCGGCCTAAACCCCGTTATCACGCTCCTGCTGGGCTGGAGCGATTACCTCCGCCAGCGCAACCCAAAGGACGGATTTGGCGACCGGGCTATCATCCCCAGCCGCGAGTTCTCTGCTGGCGGGCTGCGAGGCATGGACGACATGATGATCTGGTCACTCAACCAGACGGGCTTGCAGGACTGGTTCCGCTACGACCCCGAAACGATGGACGGCGTGGAGGGTAAAATTCGCATGATTCCGGCCCTGCACCGTTTTGTAAAGATCAGCGATTTTGGCTACCGTGAGATTCAGCGCAAGGCGCTGGGCCGCGAGCAGGAGCGCCGGGATGAGCTGTTTCTGGAGTTCTCTGATCGCGTGCGGAAGCTCCACCGCGAGTATTACACTCTGCAATCACTCGGCGCGCCAAGGGGCGAAGGCTACTTGGAGTCAGGCAAGCCGATCATGGGGGGGCGCAACGAGACCCAGCAGGATCGCTATATCGATCTGTCTGCGTTTATCTCTGCGTTCAACATGGCCGAGCAGGAGGTCGATGAGGCGGTGAGCGAGGTGGGCCGGGCTGACGCGCGGAAGCGTCTGGATGAAACAGCGGAAGCGTTTGAAAAATGAGGACTGAAGGCGTCCTTCTGGCTGATGGCTTCGAGGATGCTTATCTAGGGCTTGCCCGGCAATTCACGACATGGGTGGCCGTCTACGATTACGACCTATGCCTCGATGTCTTGATGAGCCGCGACGGCATGAGCCGGGACGAGGCCAGCGACTTCTTCGAGTTCAATGTGGTCGGGGGTTGGGTAGGAAAGCAGACCCCGGTCTTTCTGGAGCGGGAAGAATTGGCACAAATTTGACACAAATTTTGTAATTAATTCGATCTGACCCTATTTTCATTGGGTTTTCTGAATTGTAGAATTTGATTTGTAATCGAACGGTCGTCGGTTCGAGTCCGACAACTGGCTCCATTCCTCTTTTCTTCAAAAACGCTTAAATAAATTCTATTTGGGCTAATTTATTAAGTAAATTACTTAAATAATCCCTTGACAACCTGATTCCTACTACATAGTTTCTCCGCAGATGAGGTGCAGTAAGAACCCGTAAGGACAACTTGCATATCCCATCGAAATGGCACAAATCTGGCACAAATAAATACCATGAAAAAACCGAAAACAACACACACATTCATGTACAAGGGACACAAGGTCACGCTGCGGAAGCGCGGCAAGAAACAGAAGTGGTCGCTATGGACATCGTTAAATAAAACATATCTGCGACAAGCCTTGGGCGTCACGAACGCCGATGAGGCGGTGGCGTTGGCCAAGCCTATCTTCGCGGCGGCGCTGGCAGGCAAGTGGGAGGCCGTCACCGACACGAAGGCGGCGAGCGGGAGCTGGTCAACGATTGGGGAAGTCGTGGGCGCTCTTAAAGCGAGTCAGGAGCTGCTGGCGTTGACCGATGTGACCATGAAAGGTTATCTGTCCGCTCTGTACAAAATTGTGGGCGTCGGCACGGGCATCATGGGGGCTGACGATCCGGCGACGCCGGAGAAGGTCGAGCAGATTCACGCCCTGCGGCTCTCGGTTCTGAACGCGAAGACGATCAACAAGTGGATGGCCTCGATGCTCGAGCCGGTCAAGGGGGACATGAAGCGCAAGGACTCGGTGCATGAGACGATCAACAACCGCCTGCGCTGCGCGAGGGGCGTGTTCTCGCGGAACACTGTGAAGAAGAAGATTTATGCCGGGCTGAAGATTCCGGCTCTCAAGGACTTGAAGGAGACGCCGTTCATGCCGGTCATGTCGAAGGAGAATTACACCCTGCCGGAGTCGAAGGTCATCGATGCCATCTGGAATAATGCAGACTCCCTGCTGGCCGAGCACGCGCGGACTTGGTTTTGCTTTCAAATCTGCTGCTACGGTGGCCTGCGGAAATCCGAGGTTCTCGCGATGCGATGGGGATGGTTTATCGTGGAGGATGGCCAGCTATTCATCGTGACCCGGTTGGAGTCTGACCACATGACGAAGGGCAAGGAGGAGCGCCGGATCGCCGTGCCGGAGGAGTTGAGGGCCAACCTACAGCGCGAGGCGCTCAAGCGCGGCTGGGCGATGGGCGATGACGATTATGTCGTGCCGAAGGGCCAGCAGGGGCCGGGCAATCTCCGACCGGGCGACAAGGGTTGGTTCGGGGACGGAGAGAAGGGCCAGAGAGGTTTTATTCATCTGTCGGTGTTCATGCGCTCTCACGGCTGGACGCGCCGCCAGAAGGCTCATGAGCTGCGGAAGATTTTCGCGACACGGGTCAATCAATTCAACAACACGATCGATGTGATGCGAGCGCTGGGTCACAAGGATATTAAGACGACGAAGCGCTATGTCATGCCGAGCACGCCGAAGCCCGTCTCCTACGACTACGGGGCTGAAAAGGAAACTGCCGCTGAAGCGTCATAAGACTCCAGCGGCAGCACCACAGGCGCGGGGAACGCAAAACCCGCGCCTTAATTCGTTAATATGGTCACGCCCACTATTATTATCAGGACGATGGCCGTGGCTAGTACCGCGCAGGCTTGCCATCGCAGGCATTTGTGGATTTTAACAAGTGCCTCCGCGATCAAAACGGCGGCGTGGTCTTTGGTGTCTGGGAGTCGGATGTCTTTGTTCATTGGTGGTGTGTCCTGTTTTTTAGTAGTTCTTTCTTGGTTATAGGTTTAACCGGGCCTTGTTTAGTCGATCCAGAAGCTCCTCTGTTGAGGTGTAGAGTCGCAAGTCCTTGTTCTCTCCCAGCATATCCCTCCGCGCGAGGTGCGCGAAGTACCGGGAGAGCGTGAGGCCAAGTTCATCCGCCCGGCCCTTGTACAGGGCCAGTTCTTCTTCATCGAGGTAAACGGTAGCGAGTTTTTTGCCATCTGGCGTTGTTCTTTTCTTGGTTTTTTTCTTGGTAGCCATTTTTGGTTTTCTGATACGGCTGCGGTCTGTTTATTAAGGAACTGTCAACTGTGCAATCCAAACTTATTAGTAACTGTACACATATTATTCACATCAGGATGATCGTGATGATCGAGGTCAGGAACGCCGCCGCTAGGAGAAGCCAAGTGGCGACGGCAATGATCGCGTGTGGTGGCAGCTTCATTTCTTCTTGAGCTTGTTGTAGTCTTCTCTGGGGACTTGCTTGAGTCCGTAGCTCACCAGCGTGGCAGCGTCGGTGCTGACATTGAGGCTCCTGCTGATCCGGCCCTGCGGATCGAGGCTGAAGACGATCCATTGGTCTTCAGCCCCGTCCGCCGTGAAATGCTTGTACCGACGGATCACGGGGTCGCCCGTGACCTTTCCGTTGTTTCTGCTCATGTTAGTTTCGGGAAAGGTCGTCCTCGATTTCGTTTTCGCAAATCTCCAAGACGACGCCGATCAATGTTGTCAGGTCTTCCTTCATTTTTTCAACTCCAACTTGTCTGACATTAACGACGGAGCAGCCGAGAATTGCCGCGAACATTGCTTGCATCGGTGACAACTTGCACTTTTTACCTGCTTTCCTAAACCGTTTAACTAGGTCGAGCAGCGTGTCCTTGTCAATATCTGCAAGATGGTCGATAAGATCGTCGTGTTCCGCTGGGGTCATTCCAGTTCCTCCTCTGGCTCGTCGCTGATGATTAGCTGCGGCTCGTCGCCGTTGGTCTTCCAAAGGCTCACCATGTGGCCCTCACCGTTGTTGTAACGGCAAGTGACTCGGACTAGGTAGCCGAAGCACTTGACCTCGCCGTGCCAGCCGTCGTCGTCCTTCCAGCGCTTGAACGGCTCGTTGCCATCGGCCTGCGCTGTAATGTGCTCGGCCAGCAGCCCGGCCCAGTAGTTTTCGGCGGTCTGGAACATCTCCGGATTGAACCATTTGCCGTCCGTGTTCACGCCTTCCTTTCGATAGAGCGGCGGCATGGGCTTTGGGACATCCATGAATGTCGCCGCGATGTCTCTGTATTTGTCCAGCGCCCTGTCAAGGCACTCCAATTCGATCAGTCTGTATGTCATACCGTAAATGTCCTGTGCTCTCATGTTATTATATTTTTCCCATGTATTCCGAGCGGGTGACTTTCCAGCCGCGCGAATCCCAGCGATCAGCGGTTGGGCTGCGGTCGTTGCTTTGTAGCATGATTACGATCTCCCGGCGTGACTCGGTAAGTTCGGTGCTGCGCTCGATCTCCCTCGCGTCCCTTTCTGTCAACGGATAGCACCGGTCGTAGCGGAGCATATCCATCGGGAACTGGTTGTCGTTGTGCTTGGGGGTTACTGTGAACTGGTATCTTTTCATTATTATGTATGGTCGATGGGGGTTGGGGTTTGTTTTCATATTATGTTATACGGTTGAAAGGTCTTGCCCTTGCTTGGGTGCTTTTCGACATGGCGATCGACCATGTTTAGGAACTCCGCCTCAAGGCGGTTGAGGTAGGCGTCGCTGACGCGCGTCAGCCCCGCAACCTTGGCCCTCTTGGAGCCAAGGATACGGGTGCGTGTTAGTTTTCTATTTATGTAGCTCATCAGTCGTCCTTATTCATATCTGCGGCTTGCGTGACCCACTCCGGCAAGGGCGCTTTCAGCGTAGATTTGTCCTGTATCGCGTACCAAGC